GGGACTGCACAGCCGCGTTCTTCATCGACCAGCCGTATCCGCCGGCGATGGCAGTTGCCACCTGGATGGCCTGCTGGGACGACAACTCGCGCCCGTCAAGAGCGTCTACGATGTCGTTCCAGGCACTGTCCTTGGTACCGGGGGTAGCTGATGCGTAGGGCTTGATCTTGCTACCGGCGCTGCCGCTAGGCAATGTCGCGCGATAGTTGCGGCCAGCCTCTTTCGCCGCTTCGAGTTGAGCGCGAAACTGTCGGTCAATCGCTTTGTCCTTCGAGGCAACCTGGGTCTTGTACTCGTCCGCCGCCGTGCCCGCGAGGTCAGCGATGCCCTCCATGCCGGCGGTTGACGCCGCCAGACCGAACTGGCGGACACCCATCTTGTTAGCGAACCGCTGCTGCTTCAGGGCCGCGTTGGCTTGTCGGATCGCCAGCTCGTTCTGCGTACGTCGGTCGAGGATCTCGTTGTTGGCCTGCCAGACGTTGTACCGCAGCTCGGCTTCCTTGGTGCCCCGCTCGCTCTGCAACTCGGAGAGTCGCTTGGAGAGATCGCGAAGTCGGTCGCCGCCCATCGCCTGCTCGCGAGCCAGCTGACCCGCCATCTCGCCCTTCAGGAGAGGGGCCATGTCGGTGTTGAACTGATCCTGAATCGTGCCGAGCGCGTTGATGTTGCCGATGTTCTCCTGGCCGGCTGCGCCGACGACGTAGGAGCCCTCATTGGCCTCCCCGCCGAGCGCACTGATGATGCCGCGGGTGGTGTCCTCAGCGGATGACACGGCCGCCCGACCGAACTCTCGGTCACGCTCCGCTGCCACGCCCTGCGACCCGATCACCTGGCCGTACCAGTGTTCGAGCTGGCCAAGGTTGTGCTTGTTCTGCGCCTCCGTGCGGGCGCGTTCGCGCTCCATGACCTCACCCTGCCGGCTGTACTGATCGCCGACGAGGCTCTGCACGAGAGCGTCGATACCCTCCGGCCCCATCGGCTTCGCCCCGCGCTGCGCCATCGAGAGCGGGATGAGGTTGCCGACGTTCGGCCCGAGACCGCGAAGTAGCGCGGGGTCGATCCCCATCTGCGCTGCGAGGACGTCGTAGTTGATCCCCGATCCGACATCCCCACCGGCCATGCCGGCGACATCCGCGAGGCTAGGCCCCGGCATCGTAGGCGGAGACTGCGGTGGCTTCTTGTTGCCCGACTTCTTGACAGACCTGCTAGGCGTACCGCTGCCCGTCGGAGTCTTGTTGCCCTGGCCCACCGGCTTGATCGGCTTGATCGGCGCCGGCATCTTCTTGAAGTCCATGATGGGCTTGTCGTCCTTCAGCAACCAGCCGCCCCCATCCGGGCCGGCGGTGTAGGTGCGATAGCCGGCATCCTTCAGCAACTTCGGACTGCCCTTCTTCAGGTTGCCAATTCGCGCCTTGACGTACTCGGGGTTCGCCTGGAGGAAGCTGACGGCCTGCTGTCGGGTGGCGAACGTTTTGTTGCCTAGCTTGAGCTTGGCCATGTGCTACCTCCTCGCCCCGGCGGGCAACTTCTTGACTGCTGGCTTCTTCGCCACGGTCTTGGGCGCCTGCTTCTTGGCAGACACGACGGGCGCGCGACCACCGCTGCCGAATACGTTCCTCTTGACTACCGGCTTCTTGGCCACAGTGGACTTGCCACGGATGATCTTGGTGCCTATCGGGCCGCGGGAGATACCGCCACGCTGTGCGGTAAACACCTGGCCGGGATCGCTGCCGTAGTCCCCCCAGTAGTCGCCCCCGTATTCGCTTCCGTACTCGCCCCCGGCGTAGCCGTAGTCGCCGGAAGCGGCGGCCGACTGAGCGGCGGCGAGCTGTGCCTGATAGAGCGCCTCGTCGTACCCGAACTTCTCTTCCTCCTGCTGGCGCGTGAGAGCGCCCAGCTGGTCGGTGAGGTTCGCGCCGAAGTCTGCGTCCTCCTTACCGAAGTCGTACCGCAGAGCGCTGAGGTTCTGAGCCCCGAGCCCGCCCCGGCCGCTGAGCCCGCGGCCTATGTTCACGCCGTGCTGCTCGTCAGCGCGAAGGGCCTGTGAGCGGTTCAGCTGCTGGTACATCCCGTACTTGTTGTACGGGTCGGTGCGCATGTTCGTGGTGAGGCCGGTCTCGGCGTTGACGTCGCCCATGAACCCGGCCGTGCGCATGGTGCTCTGGCGCTGGCGGTTGATGTCGGCGAGGCGGGTCTGATACCGCTTCTTTGCCAACTCGACGGCCTGGCCGTAGACCGATGCGCCGGGGATATCCGTGGCCATTCCGCTATGCCTTCTTGATTCGGATGTAGCTTGGAACGAACGCGCCAACGCCCCCGACACCAGAAAATACGTGTCCAGTTCCAGCATTTACGTGGGCACGAATCGAGTAGGTATGGGCCGCTGCCGAGGGGGTCAGTCGTCTGCCCGCAGAGAAACTCACGTCGATGGTGGCTGCGGCGGGGTCGGTTATCTGTCCAATCAACCCAATAGAGCTAGCACCGTCGTAGAGTGAGAAAACAATGTTTCGGTTAGAAGCGGCATTGTCGGGACGAACAATCACCAGAAAGGTTTCAATCCACACAGCCGTTGTTCCATCGAAAGTCGTGCTATTCGCCGTCACAACTGTATTCGCCGTGGCCTCCGTGGTGGCGGTGATTGCGACATCCGTGGAAGTCAACTCAACATAGTCGATCTGCTGCCCTGGGGGGCCATCAGCGAGGGTTGTTTCCAACATGCTGTCGGTGATCTTCGAGTAGACCCATGCGCTGCCGTTCCACACGGGAACTTCGTTAGTCGATACGGTGTCCGTGGAGAACTGCGTCTTGTCGAGCAGCAGGTCGATAGCTTCCATCGTTGCGTTGAAGCCAAGGCCCGAGGGCGCGTCGTTCGTGGTGTCGTACTTAGGGATGCCCTTTGCGGTTGGCGTCCCGGTGGCATCGGTTGCCACAGATGCCCTCCTTCCCTGGCGGGATTACGTGGTGCGGAAGGTGATTCCGCTGAGGCTGACGTAGGTGTTGTTGCTCGGTGTGGCCGGAGTGACCGTGCCGTTTGTGAGGACGTCCACGCGGCCCACGGCTCCGTTGCTGATGGTGCCGAACGTCTCAGAGACTGCGGGGCGAAACCCCGGCGGAAGTGTGAACGCGGCGCTACCGACGGTGCCGCTCTTGATCAGACCGCGCAGGTGCACGATCCCGAAGGGATCGCGCCAGAACGCGGCGTCCGCCCAGTTCGAGCCGAAGTTGACCCAGGAGTTGGCGAAGGCCGGCTGACCCGTGCCGCCGATCTTGCGAAACGACGGCTCGCGAATCATCACAATGCTCTCGCCGAGCGTGATCTTCCTCGTGACCTGGATCTCCTCCGCCTTGAGCAGAGGGAGGAAGTCCGGTGGCTGGTTCTGGAACAGATCGCGGATGAACTTGACCAGGACGGTCTGCGTCCAGTCGCCGATCTTGTCCCCGAAGCCGTAGAGGCCGCTGCTCACGCTATGTCACCCGCTGCGGGCGCATCAGCTTGTAGGCAATGTGGAACGGGCCTACCTTGACTCGGGTCATCGTGTTGACCTCCTGCCAGAGTCGGAAGGACATGTGGTGATCCTTCTTCAGGAAGCGAACGCGCTTCGGCCGGAACACACCCTCGATGAGGTTGTCCCACGCGGGATACTGATCGCCTACGCTGCTCCAGTTCGGCAGAAGCACGCGCAGCTGATCCCAGGTGATCACGGTCGCGGGGAAGTCTCCGCTGAGCGTCTGACCGACCTCGTTGAGACCGAGCACCGTGTCCACCTTGATGGCCCCGCCCTGGGCGAGGTAGTGGATCGCGAGCTGCTTGAAGCGCTTGAGTTGCACGTCGTTGCCGGCGTTGTACTTCTTCGAGTTGAAGTAGAAGTCCGGCCCGCGCTCGGCCCCGTCGCAGCCGATCTCATCGCGGCCCTCCGCGTCGAACAGCTGGTTGCCGTCACAGACGACACCCTTCGACACTGTGGCCGTGCCGAGCGGCGATCCTGCTGTCCAGCCGGCGATGGCCGTGTCCGTGTAAGAGTTGGTCGTGACCGACTTGAACTCGTCCTGATCGCCCGACGTCGTATCGCTGCGCCATACCTTGTAGCTGTGCGCGCCCGGTACGGCCGTCCATGTCAGTGCGACCGAGCTGGTCGAACCCGTGGCCACGTAGCTAACCTCCGAGGATTCGAGGGTCTCGCCGACGGAGTCCACCGCCGAGACGGTGTAGTAGTACGTGTCCGCCGGCAATGTGCCGCCGGTGCCGCTCCCAACCGCCGCAAGCCCAGTGGGCGTGTTGCGGTTGTTGTTGACGAGGAACGCCACACCCCGGCCCGCCGAGGCGGGAAGGTTGACCGCGCCGCGTAGGCGTATGTTCGTGCCGAGCGTGATCGTTGGCTGGAGGGTCTGCATGTTGACGGCGACGACCCAGTGCGTCGGGGTCGAGATCGTGTTGCCTTTGACAACCGAGATCGTCGGGTCGAGATCCTCAACAAAGAGGACATAGTGGTTTCGTACGAGCATCGACCACATCCGATATCGGAGCGGATCCACGGAGCGGACGCTGTTCTTCCAGACATCGCCCAGTTTGGCATCGGTGATGTTGCGCACCTGGACGCCGTCGTAGTAGTAGATGCCGTTGCGGCCGGCCCAGATCGCGCCCCCGCCGAAGGATTGCACGCTCATGGTCGAGAGCGTCCCATCGTCCTCCAGCTTCTTCGCGCTGAAGCTCGACGGGCTCGTGCCGTACACAGCGAAGGTCTCACTCTCTTTGATCACGAGCATCGCGTTGTAGGTAGGCACGAGCGCGCGCGCGGGCTCCGGGATGTCTGAGGTTGAGCTGATCGGAATCCAGTCTCCGTCCAGGGAGAGATCCACAGCTTCGGGATCGCTCGGATCCGCGTACCACAGCTGGTACGTCTTGTTGAAGGAGGCGCTGTTGTTGAGGTACCACTGGCGTTCGGCATAGATGCCCGTGAGCCAGCCAGTCTTGTTGGTCGAGAGACCGATGTCCACGCTCTTGTCATCCGCCGTCCAGTCGCCGCGGATGGCGATGAATCCCTCGTCCGCAGTCGCGATGGCCGCGTTGGCGGCGAGCGTCAGCGAGATGTCGGACTGAACGCTGGTGACCTTACCGATCCAGGTGAAGTCTGAGGCGCGGTAGATGTTCCAGACGCCGGTGGCGAGGCTCTGGGCCTGGAACTTCGTGCCGCCGCCTGACACCACCGCAGAGTCCGTAGCGGTCGTGATCTTCCCCTTCGCCACGCGCGGCATGAACCCGCGCAGCGACGTGAGGTTGTACGCACGACCGGCCGAGCCGGAATATGGCGAGACGGACATCAGCGTGATCGACGTGTTGGAGTTGACCGTGAGCACGACCCCTATGAGGGTGCTCGTGAAGGTGCCGGCGCTCGCGTCATCCGTGTTGGCAAACAGGAACATGCCCGGCGAGACGTTCGTCGTCCAGGTTGTACCTGAACCCGTCACGGCCGCCGAGCCGCGGGTGAACGCGATGGTGCCGGTGGCGTAGTCGGCCTTCGTTCCGCCGCGCCAGAAGCCCAGGGCCTGCACCGCGTCGTCGGCGCCGTAGTCGCTGGCCGTGCCGATCCAGGTGCCCCCGCCGGCAGCCGGCATGGCCGAAACCAGCCGGAACGCTGTGGAGATGCCGGAGGCGGGATCAGTGGGCAGTGCGTGCGGCCACGCGATGTCCGTGATCGTGGTCTTGTCCGCCGACCAGACAGAGAGGTAGCCGTTCGACACGGTACCAGTCATCGCCGCATAGCGGTCAGAGCCGGCCGGGTCGATGGTGATGGCGAGACCCGACGCCTGCCGCGGCAGCTTAGCGAACGACGCGAGAGACTGGATCGGCCCCCGTCGGCGAGCCTGGCCCGGCTTGTCGAGCACGATGTCCTGAAGGTACTGCGCCTCGGTATCGTCGATCTCCTGACCAGACTGAGCGGTGTTCATGCCACCGGGCGCAGGCGGAAAGGTCTGCGTAAGAGCTGGCATGGGCCTCCTCTCGGTCTAGTAGTCCCAGGAGTCCGGGTCTGTGACGCGGATGTGCTCCGGGCGGTCGTACTGCTTGCGGAAGAGGTCTTCAACCATCTTCTCGATACGCTTCTCGAAGTGACCCTCGAATCGCGCGGCCAACTCCGGGTCGTCTTCCATGTCGTACAGACGCACGAGCGCCCCGAGCACGATGACCCGGTGGTGTCGCACGGGAACCGAGATGGCGGTTGCCGGGCTGCTCGACGTGATCGCGTCTGACCACTTGATGTACCGCATGCGAACGGTTATCCCGTTCGAGGGCACAGGCCACAGCTTCAGCTGCTCGGCCTCGGAGTAGTAGACCTCCGGGGATCCGACCAGCGTGATCTGCGTGCCGACGATCTCTTCGAGATCGAAGGCGGCATCTACGGGCTCCAGAAGCACGCCCGAGGACGTGTTCTTCATCCTGAGCGCCGAGCGAAAGTTCGACGGGAAGTTGGTCGCGAGCCCGCTCGTCCCGTCGAAGCTGAGGTTGATGGAGGTCTCCAGGAAGGGCCACGGCCGCAGGCCCTCGATCTCCCAGATCGTGTCCTGCAACACCCGCACTTTCGTAAGCGTGCCGGTGTCGGTGAATCCGTGGTCGCCCAGGTCGGTGATCATTTCGGCGACGTCCATGCCGGCCTACTGAAGAATCCCGCGCTGGCCGCCGCGTATGATCTGATTGATGGGGTCGTACCAGGTACCACCGCCGAGCGGGATGAGCCCGCCGAGGGAGAGTGCTCCCGAGGGAGAGGCTTGTGTTGTGCCGGAGGAGGCGAGGGCGCCACCGCCATAGGCCGTCTGCTGCGGAGGCGGACTGTAGCCGGTGGGGTTGAGCGCAGGCGGAACGCCTGGATCGAAGCCGGGCTGCAACGGAATCGGAGGTTCTCCGCCGCCCTGGCCGGCCCACGAGCCATGCTCATCGAGAGAGAAGGGCAACGGCGGTGCCGAGATGCGCGGGCCGAGCCCGTAGGGGATCATGTTCTTGGCCTGGGCCGGCATGCCGGGGCGCCGATCCTGTAGGAGCTGTGCGAGTCCACCGAGACGGCTGGGCATACCTCGGCCCACGCCCATGCCTATGCCGGCGCCACGGAGGGGACGACGAGCCCGTGGTCGCCCGCGCGAAACACCCTGCGATGCGAAGCGGGACATGCCCGGTGGCGCGAAGCGTCCTAGGCTGCGCCTGCGCTGCATTTCCTCGGCGAGCCGCTGCATGATCTGCTGGCGACTGGCGTCTTGCCGGCGATCCCCCAGTCGGCGGTCGTCGGGCTGAATGAATGCCACTGTCCTGTGTCCTTTCTACGACGGAACGAAGATGCGGTTGTACGACGTCTTTCCCATTCGGCGAAAGGCGTGTTCGAGAACCTCGGCAACCTCGCCGGCGCGGTCAGACAGCTCCGCACGGCCTTCGGCCTTACGCTTCTCGTTGCGGCGGATGACGTCTTTCACGACCTCACCCCCGCGGCGGACAGTGTCTCCCGTGTATAGGAGACGTTGGATCTCTTCATACCCCGGCAGCTCTTTGCCGAGCCCGAGCACGGGGAACGGAGCGCCGTCTGGCCCGTCTTTCCACAGCACGACCCAGGTCTTGTTGCGCTCGTCGAAGCCCAGCTCCAACCGGGAGTCGTATGCCTCAACGGCTGTCTGAGCGGTGCGGATGTGCGCCGGCACATGGCCGACATTGGGGAGCCAGATGTCGCTCACGAAACCTCCTTTTCAGTGCCGCACTGAAACAGCGAAAGGAATGAAAAGAAGCCCGGCCAGGCCCCAGCACAAAGGCCAAGGCCCAGCCGGGCGGATCTCCATCAATCCCGGAGGAGAATGGAGAGGAGTACGGTCTAGTAGCCGGTGTCCGTCAGCCCCGACATGACGGCCGACGTGTTGCGCCGACCCGTGCCGAGGTTGATGTACCGAAACAGAACCGCCTGGTAGGCGTCCTTGTCGGACACCCACCGGATCGTCAGGCCGTCGCGGTCGAGGAAGCCCCAGCCGCCCGGCGAGAAGACCTTGATCTGCTTCTTGTCGATGAAGTGAACCTTGCCCCACGGCGCGAGCCGGTCGGTGACAAGGTTGACCATCGCACCACCGGACGCGAACTTGAGACCGGTGAACCCGGCCGCAAACTCGTTCTCGTTGACGAAGCGGACATTGGTCTTGAACTCCGCCGACTCGAAGAGTCGCCGGCCAAGGCCGTCCGTGGTCACGACGAGCTGGTCGCCGGCGCGAGCGCCTGCGGCCTTACCCTTGTTGGCGATGATCATCAGGGCCGAGAGGCTGATAGCGCCGCCGCCCGCGTCCTTGATGTTCCGCCAGAACTCGTTCCCGGCAGTCGCCGAGTTGAGCCCGCCGATGGTGTTGTTCGAGGTCGAGATGAGGCCCTGAAGCCCCATCAGCTCCTTCGAGACCGAGGAGTCCGCGGCGTTGTCAGCTCGAAAGATGAAATCGTTCGAGACCGACGTGAACGACGCGGTGAACACGACCGTGGTACCGTCCACGGACTGGATGACCTTGTCCGCGTTGTTGTCCGGGTTGGCGAGGGTGCCAACGTCCACGACCATGTTCGGGTAGAGGTACCCCTTGTCCACCGGCTCCGCAGAGCTGATGGTCTGGGTCGCCGAGGCGACACCAGTGGGGATCTGGGCGATTGAGGCATCGCCGTTGCCGTAGACCTGGCGGCCGATGTCCAGCGCGAGATCCTCGCGGAGCCTGTCCAGCTCCTCGGTCATCACGCGAATGAACGCACCGGCGTCGGTCTTGGTCTTCTGGATTGCCTGTCCTGAGAACTCCGCTCGGCCGTACTGATACGTCAGGTCATAGGTGACCTTCTCGTACGGCTGGTAGCCCGCGCTCGGCAGCGTCTCGTTTTCGAGACGTGCGCCGATGCCGTTTGACCGGCCCTTGTGAAGGGGCACGACCGCGACGTTACCGTCGAGGTCGATAGCCTTCGAGTCCAGGTCAAGCAGCTGTGTGACGAGAACCTCGTCGTTCAGCTGGCGGTTGAGCGGCCCCAGGTAGCGATCCTTCAGCACCTTGGAAACGGTGCTGACGAGTGCGCCTGCCATGAGTAGGGGTTACTCCCGTGGTAGTGGGTGTGAGACCCACCCGACGGCGGATGAAGGTGAGCTACGAGAAGTCGAATTCGCCGGCAGCCTGAAGCCGCCGCATCAGTTCGACTGCCTCCGCCTCAGCATCTTCCAGGGTCGCGGGGCGGTCGTCCGTGGTGGACAACACACCCGCGCCCGGAACGGGCTGAGTGGAGGGCGGCGTTGCGCCCTTCTTCGACTCGAAGTACCGGTTCAGACGCGAGGCGATGATCGCCTCATAGCGCTGCTGAGCCAACGGTAGGTCGTCGCCGTAGAAGGATCCCAGTTCGATGATCGCCTTGACGTCCTCGTCGTTGTACGTCGGGTTCGCCTGGCGGATCGTCATCACCTGGCGCTGAAGATTGGCCAGGTGCTGGGCCTGCCGCAACTCCTCGTCTGCCATCTGCTGGCGCAGCTCCTGCTCCTGGTAGAACTGCTCGATCAGCGTCTGCTGTTCGTCAGTCCTGCCACGCAGGGCCTGCATCTCAGAGATGAGCGGGGCGAGGTCGGGGTCGTCAGTTGCGAGTTGACTGAACGGGGACGAGGCTACTGTGGCCGGCGCGGAGGCGGGATCCTCGAACTCGAATCCGGCTTGTTCCATCGCCTGGTACAGCTCCTCGTACAACGTCGGCCAGTGCTCGGGATTGCCGACCCTCTCGTAGAGGCTCATGGCCTGCTGAACGGCTTCTTCGCCGCCCAGTTCCTCGAACCTCTTGGTGATGGCGGCTGCCTGCTGAAGCCGCGGTGTGAACGCGGCCTGCATCTGCCTCCACGCGGGAAGCAGTTCTTCGGGCAGCTCATCGGGGTTGAAGGGAACGACGGGCTCGGGTGCGGGCTGCCCCTCCCCGGCCGGATCCACCGGCGGGACTACAGGGGCCTGGCCCTCGGGCTGGACGTTCGCTTCGACGGGAGCACCCTGCTCGGGTGCCGTTGGAGATGCGGGAGGCGCTGCCTCGACCTGCTCAGCTGCGGCATCCTGTGCGGCTGCCTCGCTGAGTGCCGAGAGAGCGTCGTCGTGCGACATCTCTGACAAGTGGTTTCCCTCCTCGGGATAGAGCCAGTGCTCGTGGCCTGCTGGCTATTTCGACGCCGGTAGCGCGGTTATCTCAGCGTCGATGATCTCCCCGTCGCGCATCTGCGCAGCGTGGAGGGCCGCCTGTAGTGCAATGCCGAGGGCATCCGCGATCTCCTCGGCGGGCGGTAGTGCGTGAACTGTTTCGGTTCGGGACGTTGCGAGCCCCTTCGCCATGTTGATCTTGTCCTGAAGCATGCCGACGGTGGCGACCAGCTGTGCGGCTTTCACTTCGCCGCGTCTGATCTGTACCTCCAGCTCGCTCAGGGCGAGATCACGAATGCGCGAGGCATCCTCGACAAACTCCCCAGCGAAATCGGCGATCTTCTCGACCATCTCGACCGGGGGGCCGTTCTCGTCCCAATCACGCATCCACCCTCGGAGTGTTCCCTCGGGTAGACCCGTGTCGCGGGCGGAGCGCTTGACATTGCCGCCGTTCGCCGTGTAGACGACGTAGGCCCTCGCTCGATCCTCGTCCGAGTATCGACGCGACATGGCCTACTTCGCCTTCGCCGGCTTCGGCTGGCGCATCACGCGCAACCGCTCCTGATGGATTTCTTCGTCGCGAACGCGCTTGAGAGCCCGATCCTCATCGTCTTGCTCGCCGATGTCGGATGCGCGGGCGATCTCTTTCTGCGCCTTCGCCATTTTCAACGTATGCGTGGCGGCGGCCTGCTGGATGGAGAGGAGCTTCTCCTCGTCCGTCAGCGGGTCGTTACCCGCCTCGTCAGCGTCGGGTTTGTCCATCGAGTCGTAGACCGACGTCTCCAACGGCAGCTCCGCCATGATCTCAGGCGTGATGCCCTGGAGGCCGCTCTGCTGGAGGATCTGTGCAGCACCGGTCTGGCCGATGGTGCCCTTCAGCGAGAGCGTGGTCTTGACAGGCTCGCCCTCATGCTCGCCGGCACTTGCCGCCTGCTGGAGTAGCTCGTAGTGCAGGAAGAAGCGGTGCTGAGCATCGGGCTCGTACTTCTCGAACTCGACTGACTTCATGTGCTGGCCGAGGACGTACATCGAGACCTGTGGGTTCTCGTGCGGGAGCGGCGACAGTGACGCCTGCTCCACGTACGCGATGGCCTCGTTCTCGTCCTGGAAGAAGTCCCCAGTCTCGGGGTTCTGGCCGGTCGTCTGGATCATCTGGATGGCTCGCTCCAACGCCGGCACGTTCAGCGGATCACCCTTGATCAGCTTCTCGATGTGCCGGTGGGCCAGCTCCTCGTCGGCCTTCATGCGGTGTTGGATTCCCTTGAGCCCGGCGATGTCCAGGTACTGGACTGCTTCGCGGGGGTCGAGGACTTCCATCTCGATCATCTCTTTGATGTGCTGGGTCTTACCCGCGCGCGTGCGCGGAAGACCAGACCCCGCCTCAGCGGAGAACGAGAAGCCGCCCTGAAGGTCGGCGTTGAGGAACTTGCGCGCCTGCACCGAGCCGCCTGGCCCGATGATCTTCAGTAGCCTGGGCTCGACGTAGAACTTCTGCGCGTAGGCCGCTATGATATCGCCGGCGCGCGCGAGCGCGGCCTCCATGCGGTGGATCTCGGGGCTGATCTGGTCAGCCACCGCCTCCTGTACCAGCTCTACGAGATGGCCGGAGTCCGTCCGGGCCGGGAGTGCACTGCGTTCCGTCGGCATGATGTTGAAGAGGCGATCCAGTCGCATCTGGAGATTCGCGAGGTACTCGAAGACGTAGGACGGTAGTGCGGGACTCGGCCGCCACTCCGGCGCTAGGCCCTGGAACGGTGCATACTGAATGACCGCACCCGGTTCATCCGTCAGTTTGTCGCGCAGCGATCCCACCGGGGCCATCATCTGCGGTCGCAGACTGAGGTTCTTGTACATCGCGATGCCGCTGATCGTGTTGTTCAGCTCCTTCTGGAGCCCTCGGGCGTGTGTTACTCGCGCCTCGTCATAGATGTTGCCGGGGCGCTCGATGCCAGGGAACTTCACGAGCGGCAGCCAGTGGAACGGAAACTCCCACGCCGACTTAGCGAGAATCTCGTTGGGATCCTCGATCCATGCAACGTACTTACCGCCCGGCAGTTCGGCGCTCGGCAGGTGGTAGAGCATGTAGACATCACGAACGTTCTTCGGGCGCCCCTCGGCGCCGGGCCGTGTGTAGATGAGCGACGGCGCGGGCTCGGCCGTACTGGCATTGGGAACAACGTCCTTCCCAAAGCGCGCCTTGATCTCGTCCACCGTCATGGGGAACTTGCAGATCGCGTACTTCGCGTCCTCGAAGTTCGTCGCGGTGGGGTCGAGCCAGACCTGTTCGCCAGCGAGGGTCTGAACCCGGACGTCGCCGAGGTAGATGGTCTGCTCAAACATCTCGATGAGCTGCGGAATACCGAGCTGGTCGGCGATCTCGCGGATGTCGTCGCGAAAGCCGTCGGCTAGAACCTCGTCCCAGATCGGCTGCTGCGACTCAGGGTCGAGCATGACCTTCATGCTCTTGCCGGCGAGCTGATCCCAGGTGATGAGCCAGTAGCCCTGGCTGATCTGAGCATGGGTTAGCGCGGACATCGTCTTCGAGGGAAGACCGAACTCGGGAGTCACGTATTCGTACAGGCGCTCTGCCATCTCGGCGGCCTTGATGTCGCGATCAGCCCCGGAGTCCGGGGTCGCACGGATCACGGGCCGCGTCTTGGTCATCTGCGCCACGAGCTGCTGGACGCCGGGGAGGATGACGTTGGCCGTCAGCCGCACCTTGTAGCGGGGCTTCTGGCCTTCATCGACGCCGTACGTCTCCAGCCGGTTGCCAGACTCGCTCCAGAAGACCCACTGGTTACCCTTGTAGAACTCCCGGTTCTGAGCCCACTGCTTGTTGTCTTCCTGGCGAAGGGTGTTCAGCTCCAGCCGCTTCTCGCGAAGAGATGACGCCTCCTTGACGATGTCCTTCATCAGGAGGGCAGGCTTGCCCTGCTCGTCAGCCATGCAACCTCCTTCGGGAGTTAGTCGTCAGCTTCGAGTCGCGGGAGCGGAATCACGTGGGCTACTTCGCCCCGCAGCGCTTCGAGATCGGCGTCGGTGATGTGCTCGTTGAGATTCAGCGCGAGCATCTCTTCCTCTTCCTCACTCATCCACGGCCGAAACCCGTCGGCCTCGGGGGCCTCTGGCGTCTCCAGGGTGACACCGCGAAGCGCGGGGCTCATGTGCGGCTGCTGAGAGACGAGGTAGCGCAGGTACTCGACCTGATCGGCGAGCACGGTGATGACCTGATCCTTCGCGCGACGTTCGTTCTCCTGCGCGCTGAGCAGATCGTCCCGGTGTCTACGGAACATTCGATCCTTTCGATTGACGGACGGATCGCTCTAGCTACTCGCCAAGAACGAATAGGCGAACGACGACGGTGCTCAGGTTTGTGCCCGCAGTAACTTCCTGAAAAGCACCCGTACCAGACTGAGAGGCAGTGGTCGCGTTCTGCGTGTACGTACCAGCTGTGTTCTCAACATGTGTATGGCCGGCAGTTCGCCAGACAACAAGCTTCTCCGTGCCGAAGTCATACTGTGCCGCCCACCCGCCGCTTGAGACAGCCATCGGAAGGACGACGTACAGATTGGTGAATCCAACATCTGCCGCGGTAAGCGCATAACCACCCGTCGGGTAGCTGGTGTCAAGGGTGACATCGATGTTTCGCCCCCTGAGCACTGTTGCCGGCCTAATTCTCCCGGACTTGATGGTTATTGCCACATCGTCTCCTTGTTGGTGAGTCGATTACCACTCGGTGCCCATCTCGATGTCGTACGGCCCGTTGGGGCTCATCTGGTCGCGGATCTGCTCTCGGACGAGCGCAGCGAGATCGGAGTGATCCACCGGGCGGTCGAGGTCTTCCACGATCATCTCGTGAGGAGCGAGGGGTAGGAGGATGCCGGCGACCCCGAGCGCGATCTCAACCGCGTCCAGAAGGTCGTCGTGCTGGTTCTTCTTCTCAGGGTCGAACGAGACCCATTGGTCGATGAACTCGTTCTGCGTGTGGTGAAGGCGGATCTTCCCGGTCTTGAATACCGGCGACATCGTCAAGATGCGCTCGTTCTTCTTGCCCTTGGACATAACCGGGATGATGTTCGGAAACCCGTCGAGGCGCGTGGCCTGCTGGACGAGGGCCTTCTGGTAAGCGTTGGACTCGATCCCGATGTACGTCGGCCGCCACTTGAGCAGCCACGTCTGGATCAGGTCGAGCTGGTCGGGGAACTCGATGCGCCCGAGATAGGTATCGAGCACGAACCCCATCGTGCGATCCTTGGTGATGCCGACGACCGCCATTGCGAACTGGTCGGCGCGGTCGGACAGGCTGATCGCCGGATCCACCCCGAGGTAGATGTCGAGGTTGTACCGGCCGTCTTCGCCCTTCAGCTCCTGGATCGAGACGAGGTTTGACTGGGGGTCGGCCTTGCCGGCCGTCCAGTAGTGGAGCCACTCGCCTTGGAGCGCGATGCCGTGAAGGGCCTCGAAGCTCGCGAGGAACTCCTGCTTGAAGAGGATCGGGTGGTAGCGCCGGCGGTAGCGTTCCCAGACCGAGCGCTTGAAGTACGGGTTGTCGATGCTCGTGTACTGGACGCGGAACTCGCGCGGATCTTCTAGCGCCTCGCCGTCGAAGAACTCCTCCCACAGCCAGTTCTTGCCGTGCGGCGTGGTGGTCGTGATGACCCCGCCGTCCTTGTCGGCCAGGGCCGGGGAGACGACGTCGTATGCCTCGGAGTCGGTGATGAAGGCCGCCTCGTCCATCCACAGGAGGTCGAGGCCGGCGCCACGCAGCGACTGCGGATCTTCCGCGGTCTTGAACTGGATCAGCGTCCCCGTCGCGGGAAACTCGATGCGCCGCTCCGTCTTGTTCTCGACGTAGTCAACGCCCTTCTTGAGCCCCACCTGTCGCATGACTTCGAGCAGCGTCTGCTTGCTCGCAAAGCCGGTCGGGTAGTCCTTGGTCAGCACCCAGATCCAGAGGCCGCGGTCGTTCTCCTCGCCGTGCATGTCCCGATGGAAGTCCTTCGGGTGCAACGAGTAGAACAGGACTTCCCACGCGGCCGAGAGCGTTTTACCACCACGCCGGCCGGCGACTAGGTGTCGGTTGGGAGTCAGTCGCCCAGCCCGATGCGCTCCGTGGAAAACCATCTGAAAGGCGTGCGGGAAGTACCCGTGGCTCGCGAACCAGTAGAACTTCTGGTGGAACACCTGGTAGACGACGGGCTGCCAGTTCGTGACGAGGCTGGCGGCGCTGTCGTGGCCGCCGGCGGTTACCGACTTGACATCGAGCATTGACCCTCCAGAGCCAGTGCTCCCGAGGGCCTGCTGGCGATTAGCCCGCGGACTGCGGGCGGGGGTGGTTACATACTGGACAGGTGAGCCACCAGTAGCGCACGTGCGCGCCACATGCAGGACAGTTCCAGTCTCGTTTCACCTGCTGCCTCACCCTCTTCCACCCGGCGGGGTGGCCATTGATGTTCGCTTGAACGTTCATCTAGCTGCGCCTCCTAGACTCGTGGCGGCCCTGCCGATAGCGTTTGCCGGCTTCGACAACGTCAGCGCCCCCGAGATCAGGAACCTCGAACTCGGCCCAGGAGACTTCAGCATTCGCCGGCGCAAGATCCACTTGGAACTCGGCGAAGGCGATTTCAGCAGCTCCATCAGCCGTGGGAACCTCGAATTCGGCCCAGGCGATTTCGGCCGCAGCATTCGCAGTTGGAACCTCGAACTCGGCCCAGGAGATTTCAGCATCGGCATCAACGTCGTTGATGAAGAACTCGGCCCACGAGACCTCAGCGTCAGCGTTGGCTGTGGGAACCTCGAACTCAGCCCAGGAGATTTCAGCGTCGGCGTTAGCCGTGGGAATCTCTACTTCGGCCCAGGAGATTTCAGCGTCAGCATTCGCGGTGGGAACCTCGAATTCAGCCCACGCAATTTCAGCATCCGCATCAACTAGAGCTTCCGCCGTAGGGGCGACAAGCGGATAGAAGATGTTCATCTAGGCCACGCGCCTATGTAACTTTACGCGACGACCAGGGAAATGCTCGTCCAGTACCCGCAGTCTGCTTGATGCTGGCCCGGCGGTTGTGAAGAAAGATGATCCCTGGCGACACCCACTGCTTGTTGGTCTGTGCGTGTTTTAGTCTCCACACGTGAATCTCTTGAACTGAATCGGCCGCGCGGGTCTTCTCGTACAATCGGATTTCCAGTATGTCGTTGAATGCCATAGCACTTACGTCGATGAGATACTGGAAGAAAGCATCCGTGCCGTCATTGTCCGTTCCGAGAAAATGTTCGGTGCCAATGGTCGCAGTTTGGGAGCCTGATTCATGCTCTGCAACAGCCATGTGTCACCTACTCTCCGGCATAGACAAGGATTCCGCGCGCCTCAGTCCCAGTTCCGGCGATGCGAGCGAAGATTCCCTTCGCATCGTCGTCTACCACCTGTTGGTAGACCGGGACGGACGGGACTGGACCGTAGATGCCTTCACCCGTGTCGGTGTGGAACAACCAGGAGCCGATGGTGGTGACTGCGGCAGAGGTATCCCCGAATCCGATTTCCACATACAGTTCGTCTGAGGTCGTCGAGATATCGGCGAGTGCATCCAGACCCACATGCCACCAACTGTAGTTCTTGGTGATCGGGTCGAGGATGGTCGTCCAGGAGCCGAACGCGCCCGCGCTAGGAGTGACGGACACTCCGTTGCTATTAGTGACTGCGCCGAGGCGCTCCCACATGACGGGAACCTCCATGCCCCAGCCGTCGATGGCCTGATGTAGCCAGATTCCCACGTTGGCAACATCGGACACCGCCAGCGCTTGCGCGCGAGCAGCGATCCTCGTTCCCTTCGGTATGAATACCGGGAAGTACCAGTATTTCGGCCCCGACCGCAGAGCGGCCACAGTGTTGGCTCCCCAACAGTCCAAGTCTTGAATCAGATCAACCTCTGATCCCGAAACACCGATGCCGATGTCGAGCAGGTAGCTGGTGACGACCGCGGAGACGTGGATGCCGGACACGCACACCGTGATGCCGTACGTGTCCTCGTCTGTAGAGGCGAGGAGCTGGCCTGCGGAGTACGCGCCCTTGACGTGGGCTGTGCTGCCGGCGGTGATCGTGGTGCCGTTGCGGTCAGCCGCCGTCAGGTTCGTCTGCGTCGGGCCGAGCGCGTTCGGCGGGAGCCATAGTGGCATCGGCTACACCTGGGCCGCAACGAACTCCAGACGGAGGTCGGCGTAGTTGGTGATCGCATCGGCCTCGGCCCCGGAGAGCGTGTAGCTCGTATCCGTGAACGCGCCGGGGAGGTTGTTGTCCGCCTGCGACGTGATCTGCGTGGACGTCTGCATCAGGCGCACGGTCAGGTTGATCTGTGCCGAGCCCGAGGCAGGCTGCTTACGCCGGCGCCAGCGCATGATGTGGCCGGTCGAGGAGAGTGGATCCGTGACCGAGGTCAGGAGCGTCTCATACTCGTTCGCGCCCGGCGGGGTGGGAGTCTTGATGTAGTCGGTGTCGGAGGCGACGGTCTCGTCGATCTCGGCCCAAAGAGTATCGGTCGTTCCATCGTCTTCTGTCCACGCGGTGCGAACGGTGTCCGCAGATGGCCTAGCGAACTGAGCCATACCGACTCCTTCCTCGTGCCCGCGACCAGTAGCCGATCAGGGGGACGTTGATGCCGGGGTTCGGCCGGAGCCGCAACCAGTACTTGAAGTCCTCGTATTCCACGACCGGGGGCTCGTTGATACCGAGTGCCGGGTTGACCAGGCCGCGACGAGTGTTGACGAATTGTCCCCATTGAAGCATCAGCGGGTGGCGGGTTCGGCGGGCCTTGGCGACGATGTACGTTCCGAGAACTGTCAACGGCCCCGTGATGGCGACCGCAAGTTCTAGGATCATGGTCTACGTGTTGTTCGGGTAGGCGTTAGCGCGGTACGTGACGTTCGTGTTCGCGGTGACGTTGACGGCGATACCCTCGAAGAACCTCTTGTCGAGCCCGTCGATATAGAAGATGTTCCGACCCACGGACATCGGGATCGTCGGAGCGAGAGTCGCGGCCGTTAGCGAGTTTGCGACGACAACTGCGACGTCTTGCCAGTCAGCTGCCACCGTCGGATCGCCACCGAGTTTCAGACCCTGGATCGTAAAAGTAAGTACCGGCGTGCCGCCGACAACTTCTGCAACAATTTCGATGCCCACGGCCAGCGCGGTATCGAGACCGCGCGCATAGTTGCGCCCTGTGCCGGTGGTTCCGGTCGCGGCAATTTTCACCGCTTTGTGTACCATGTCGGCCATATGCCGGCCTCCTTTCGTTCCGTTGCAATATGCTGCCCTGTCAAGTGAAGCGGTGTCGCCCTACGGCGGATCGCCCCCATTTCGGACTCTCCGATCCAGCGCTGCCGGCATCGAATGCCACCACCTTCGCGGGGTGCAGGCACACTTCCGTCGAAGCGTCAACCGGCGCGCGACGGGCCACCACGGCCGAGAACAGCCCTCCAAGCTCCAGCCACGGACGACGCCTCCCGAAGGAAACCCCGCCGCATCCGGTGCGAGTCCGACTGAACTACTTGCCGCGCTCGACCCTACCTTCAAGCCTTAGGCGGAAATCCCACCATCAGGCGACACCAGTAACGGGGGAGGGAATCGAACCCTCGGCCTCCAGGTTATGAGCCTGGCGAGCTACCTGACTGCTCTACCCCGTGAAGAAGTGGGATGGTGGCTGGATGGAACCCATCCCGTTGCCGGCCTTTCTCGTAGTCCGGCCTACGCCCCGATCCGCAAGCGGCGGGGTAGCTCTAGCGTTCCTTCACACCGGGACGCCGTACCGGCTTCCCTGGTTTCTTGGGCGACGGTCTCTTCGACACCGGCCTGCTGCCGGTGCGGAGAAACTCACGTGGGTTCGCGTACCCGCGTTCGCGGGCAGTCGCCCCAATGGTCTTCGATGCTTCGCGCCACATCGCGGTCGGATCCGCCCCCGCCGGCACGTCGATGCCGAGGTTGCGCAGCTGCGCGAGTCGTCCTTGCGCGTACGCGACGGCGCGAGGATTCTGGGCATCCGGGACACGCTCGAAGGTGTCCACGTTGCTCCACTCCCCCGGCTTCGTGCGCGGGCCTTGCGCAGGCGGGGGCGCGCCGGCGCTAGCCAGTTCGCGCCCGTCGCCGCGATATGCGCCGGGTAGGTCACGACCGATGAAGTCGTCGATTGTCCACAGCGCTGACGGCCCCGCGTAGCCGGGCTTGTGCCCCGGCCCCAGCACGGGCGCGATCATCGAGGGATCAATGCCGCGGTCGATCAGCGTCTGCCGGATCTGGGCGGGATCGAAAATGTGCTTCATCGGGTCGGCGCCGTATGCCTGCGGCAACCACTCGTCGGCGATGCCCTGCCACGCCTCGTAGTTGAAGTCCCGCTGATTCGGCATGACCGTGATGGCGGTGTTCTGATTCGGCATGAGCTGCTGCCAGAGCCGTGCCAGCTGCTGGTTGTACGCCCAGCCAGGGGAACCCTCATATCCCTTCGACTCGAACTCCAAGTCAGGGACGAGCACGCTCGGGTTGTACCTCTGAGAGACCCCGGCCATCTGGCGCCCGAAGGTCTCGGCGTCCATGTCGCCAGGGGCGCCCCAGATTCCGAACTCGCGGCCCTGCTGCTTCAGAGCCGCTGCGACGGTCGCGAGGCGGGGGTCGCGGTAGTCGATGAGCGGGACATCCCAGCCGGCCGCCTGCATGGCGTTCCAGTCGGGCATGTCCTGCGGTGCGCTGCCGAAGGTGGGGACGCTGCGTACGAATGCGTAGTTGCGGCGACGTCTCGCCATCAGCGTCCTCCTCTCGGGGTCGCGAAGAGTACCGGGCCGACGCCACCGTCCGCCGTCAACGCCGACCCGAGGGGTGCTCCGCCAGTGCGGCCGAAACCGGACGGCGGAGAGCAATCAGATGGGAAGAAAAACTCCTCTCCATAAGTAAGTACGATGAAACGACCCAATCCTATCACGCTTTTGGCCAATCTTTACACAATCTAAACATATGACCACGGAGTAGAGCCAAATCTGCCCGCGGGCCGTTGAGTAAGTTTGCTCGCAGCACTGAGTAGCCAGCGGCCGGCCGGCGCCCGGCCCCAGTCTCTTTTCACTGTGTCCAGTCCTTGGCCTGCGCCCTATCCCGGCGGGGCCGGGGGGCGCTCAGGCCCATCAGACATGACGGTCATATCCAGTCTCTTCTTCCACCAGCGGCCAGCTCTGCTGGCCAAGCTGGTCTCCTTGTGTCCCCTGTGGTTCCTCTCTCTACCAAGGATTGTTTATATCGCGCGCGTACCACCGGCAGTGGTGTCACCTAGAAACAGCCGCGCCGGCCGGGGTCTGAGCGCGCCCGCAGGGCGTGCGCTAGGGGGGCTTCAAATCCCTTCGGTTGGAGCCCCCCTTGAAGCCCAGGGTCGTTTCCAGCCCTGGCAACAGCTGTTCTCGCGCTGGACAACAGGGTGTGTCACAAAGTCTGA